CGCCGTTTGGCGCAGCTGCATCGTAAACGCGCGAATATGGATCGGTCACCGTATACACGCCGCCGCTAATCTTGGAATCCAATTTGCTCCAGCCTTCAGACATAACAAAATTAACTTTCTTAATGATCGAATCATGATCAAGCGAAACGGTCAGCTCTCGCGGCGCAATCGTTGATGGCTGCGCCGTAGTATCAAATGCAGGTGTTGTGATGATCTTAAACGGCGCATCTGCATAAGTTGGCGTTGCGCTAACGGTTTGATATGCAATCTGTCCAGACGGCTTTACCCAATAGCGGCGCTGCAAGCCGTCTTCGCTCTGCGCAGCTTCCTTGATCGTGTCCAAGAATGATCGAAGCGTGCCGGGCTTGGTAAACTTCTGGCGTCCAATCGTTGCAGCTGCGCTCGTGCCGTAGTCTGGTGTGGTGTTAGTTGCGACCATCAATCGATTTGCGGTGCGCCCAGTTGCAGAAACACGGCCCATTGTTTCATCTGCTTTTGCAACAAGCGCGGTCATAATTGCCTGATCTGTTGAGCTAGAAATGCCAAGCGCAAACATCCAAGTATTCTCAAGCGCGTAAAGCCCAGATGGGTCCGCTTTGCGGCCCTTGTTCACAATGATTTTATCCAAGAAAGAAACAGCGGGAGAAACGGTTACCGATGCGCGCGTGCCAACCCCGTTCTCCGCAAGCCGCGCTTCAATCTGCGTAATGTATCCAAGAAATGTAGTTGTGCCGCTTACTTGAAATCGAACGCGCGCATTGTCATAAACGCCCGTTGCTGTGCCTGTGTTGTAAGACTTCCACCATGGTCCGCTGCCCGGGGTTTTAACTTGCATGACATCGAAAGAGAATGATCCGCCCTCGCCGCTTGCATCTTGCTTAAGACGCACGGTAGCTGGATCAACCCATGGCGTGCTTGGGCTTGCAGTTGAGTAATCTTCAAGAATGTTTGCGCCGCTGTTTACGCCATCAACAAGAATTGCAAATGGATGCGTTGCCATTATCGACCATGCCCTGGAAGAATTCGTTCCAATGAATCACTAATAACCGTGTCCACTTTTTCCGTGCCGATATAAATGTTGCTTGTGTATTTTGCGGTCATTGGATTGGTAGTGCCGTTTAAAATTTGCGCTGATAGTCTGTCGTATACCGCTTTGTTTTCTGCGGTCACATACGATTCAATGCCATACTTTAAACCTTGCTCGTATGTAATTGCGTCATACGAATTACTATCGGAAATTCCAGCTGCTCGGTATTTAGCAAACAACGCTTCCCAATTTTTTGCTCTGTCGTTGCCGCTCTGATTCAAAAAGCCCAGCGGGCCATCTGGGCCAGTAAGCGATCCTGGAACATTTGGATCAAACAGCGGAAAGAGTCCTGCACCGCCCGTTGCAACCGCGGCTCCGCCGACCGTTGCCAAAGTTCCGCCGATAGTTGTTGCAAATGTTTTTAGCGCAGCGCCAATTCCCGCAAAAGTTAATCCGGTTCCGACTGGCGAAACTGGAGCTGTTCCAATTGGAACAGTTGGCGCAAATGTCATTGGAACGCTTTTAAACAAATTGAAGAATTTGGTTACCGCTGCGGTTGTCATAGCTTGCGTCATGCCCTTAATAATGCCTTCAAGAATGCCCGAACCCGCAGTTGCAATAAAATAAGACTTGATTGGATCAACGCCGCTTGCAAGCAAGTTAGTTGCAATTGCGCCGCGCAGTCCGCCAAACGCTGCAGAAATACCAGTAATGGCTACGCGAATTGCGCCGCCCGGACCCAGCACGCGATCTGCTTCCTTGCCAATGCCCTTGATGCTATCAACAAAATCGCCAAATTGACGAAACAGGCTTGGCAACTTTTCTTCAGCTGCACCAATCCATCCAGGCAACTTTGCAAGAAATTTGGTAACCAACTTGTCCGCAAACTTTTGAATGTCTGGCGTTGCAGCTTTGATGTAGTTGCTGAATCGATCCAAGAACGGTTGCAAACCCTTAAAAAGTTTTGCGACAGCAGGAAGAAACGCTGCGCCGAAAGATTCTTTCAACTCTGCGGCTTGAATTGCAAGAGCAGAAAACGCGCCTTCGGCTGTGTCTGCGTATGCTGCGGCGCTGCCGCGCGTCTTATTTAAAATCGCATTGAGGGCTTCTTGGCCCTTAATGCCTTTCTTTGTAATGCCCAATTGCTTGAGAGCTTTGCCGCCTGTGCCGGCGTATGCCTTGCCAACAGCAACTGTTGCTTCAGCAAGAGAAACTCCTGTTGATCGCGCAAGATCCATTGCAACATTTTGAATCTTTGTCGCAACAGAATATTTCTTGGTGAATCGTGTTGATGCTTCAACAGATGCGCGGACCTCATCATCTGTAAAGCCAAGTTTTGCGCCCGCTGCAATTTGCTTTTCAATAGCCGCGGTGACGGACTCTGTGCCAAACTTTCGAGCCTTCAGCGTTGCAAGTAGCTTTGCTGTTGATGCTTCATCTGCAGCTGCGCCCTGAATTGCGCGCGCGGTAAAGTATGCAATGCCGCTTGCAAGCCCTGTAATGCCGATGGCAGCGCGCTTCAGATCCGATCCAACTGTTGCAGCAATGCCGCGCGTGCCTGTTAGATTCTTATTGATGTTTTTGAGAACGCGCGAAGCCGCATCTTTAGCAACAATCGAAAAATTAACTGAGCGTTCGCCAGCTGCCACTATCGATTACCCCGCTTCCATTTCATGATCGTATTGTTGAACGCCTCATTGTTGAAGAATGCTTGAATGGTGCTTGCGTATGTTTCAAGAGCTTGATTCTGCAAATCAGCTTGATTGGTTGTTTTAATAACAAATGGATTAGGCGCAACAGGTCGAACAGCTTTAACGCCGTTATTTGTTGAACGCTTACCATATCGGCCCGTGGTGATAAACCAGCGATACCATGCGCCATTCTGTGATTCGCGCGATGCGCCAGCTCGAACGCCGACCACCGCGCCCGGTGCTTGGTACTTAGCCCGACGAGCTGCAACAGCTCTGCGAAGACGACCAGTATCCTTGGGCGCAGCTGCGCGCATTGGATTAACAAATTTCTTAGCAGCGTTGAGCGAAGCGATGTTGCGCAGACGCTTGCTCGCTGCAAGATTTGAACACTCAAGAAACGCAAGCTCCGCTTTCCGCCATTCATTGGAAGGCGCAATGCTAATCACAAAACCTGCGCTGCTCTTAGCGGCCATTGTTCAACTCCCTTGGCTGCATTTCACAATGTAAAATCCATGCGCGCATAACATCTTCAACTGGCGCTTCGGCTACTTCCCAAGGAAACTTGCCAAACTCTTTAGCGAGAATCTGAAAGATGATTTCAGCTGAAGGCGCAACAGATTGCCCAATGGACAATCTGCGCGCATCCAGCTTTACACGGAAGGGACTTCAGCGATCGCAGCGGTCCACTTTTCCATTGTCTGCGTTAGCGCAGTAATGGGCGCATCCAATACGCTTTCAACGGCGTTGCCGTCAGCGTCTTTAAAGTTATGCGAAAGAACAAGCTTTTCAAACGCTGTAAACTGCCGCGTTGGATCACCTTGCAGCTCGATAAGAATGCGCGCGCTTACACTTCTGCGAAGCTGCGCATTCCACCCTGCAAATTCACCTTCAAGATTTACAAGAATAACGCCATTGGACATTATGTCCTCCCTTGCTATTTGTTATGGACGCGCCGTAAGTGGCGAATCAACATACACCTTAATGCTCGCTGCGCCGCCCGTTGTATCGTATGCGGCAGAAAGGCTGACCGTGTTAAGCACCATGCCGTCCGATTCAGAACCGATGGTGGTTACCGAATTAACAACAAAGCTTCCAAGAATCGTTAGCCCAAGCGGGTAAGTGTCCGTGGTCAATCCCTGAATTCGCAAAAACTTTTGCTCGCCCGCTGCGCTGAACGGGAAAGTGGTCGTTGCGGCAGAGTTGCTTGCAATCGTTAGCTCAAGCGTTGCATCAAGCGCGCCTGTGTAGGCAACGCCACCAAAGTTTACTGATCCGCTCATTGCCATAATCGGTGCAAGACCAGGCGTAAGCGTAAAGCTCCAAGCTGTTAGATAGCTTGAATACTGCGTTTCGCCTGCGCCAGCTTTAGTTGGATAGTTAGTATCGACAAACAGCTTGAACAATCGACCTGGCACAAACGGCTGTGCAGATACTGCAGCTGTTGAAACATTCGCCGTTGCGGCAACATTGCGCGCAGCGTAGGTTACCCCACCCTGTAGCAGGCCGCTTGAATCTGCAGAGAGTGTGATTTCGGTTGGCACGCAGCCATCCGCAATAAAGCTCTGCACGCCGTCTGTGGCGTAAAGCGAATATGTTTTGGCCGTGTCTACATCTGTTTGCGATGGCACATAAGCCCACTCATACGCCGTGGATGGCGGCGTGTTGGTTGGCGTAATGCTTGAAAGCGCATCAAAAAACAGCGGCAGATTTCGCATCGAAATATTTGATGCAGAAATGTTTACCGTTGGCGCCTTCTCGGTGATCGTTGCAAGATTTGAAAGACGCGCGGTGCGTACACCAACCGTCTTATCGTCTCCAAGATCAAGCGTAATGCCAGGGTCAATCGCGCCCACAGCATCAACAAAAAGAATTTCCCCATCTGCATCGTTAAATGTTTTAGCTGTTCCAAAGGTCGTTTCGCTCTTGGCGACAACCTTTGTAAACTGCTTTGCGCCAAGTCCAATCGCCATTAGATACGCTCCTTCTTCGGCTTATCTGCCGAATCTTCAAACTTAGCTTCAACAACATATGTTGCAAGCTTTGAATTAACAAGGCTTTCTGCAATGCTTGCATCAAGCTCCGCGATAACACCCGGCAATGGCAGATGCGGGTAGTGGGCTTCCGGGTACGGCTCCACCGCAATGATCTTTTTACGGACTGACATTAATAACCTCCAAAATTGAACATTCGATTGTTGCGCTTACCGTTAGATATTGCGTGTCTGCGTAAGTGTCTGTGCCAATATCTGTTGCCGTGCAGCTCGCTTGCGCAACAAGACCATCGCCAAGCGTAGTATCGCCAAGCACCACATCGCGCAACCATGCGCGCCATGTAAGCAAATCTGCGTATTTGCGCTGCATGTCAGCTTGCTCGTTCACATATAGAACGGCATTGATCGTTAGCACGGTCGTTCGATTGGACGCTCCATAACTAATCGTATCTGATCCTGGAACCAGAACGACAGCTGGCACAACAGCGACATTATCAGGCGGCGTAGTATGCACCGCGCGCAGCGTGTAGCCTGTTGGCGGTGTAGCTGCGGCAATGCGCGTTGCCAACGCCTGATGAATTGTCAGATCGTTCATGCACCACCGACCATGCCGGTTCGATTGCGGTAATTCTCAAGCAATAGCTGCGCCTCTGGATGCAGAGCGCGAGACATGCGCAACACGCCGCCAAGCTCTTGCGATCCAATCACCCCGAACGGGGCTGTGCGCGAGGACCAAACCGCGCCCCCTTGAATAAGCGCAGCTTGCTTTACGGCAACTGGAACAGATGGCCAGCCGAATACACCAACGACCTTAACGCCAAGATATCCAAGCGGAAAAAGCTTGGTGTCGGAAATGTTGGTATCGATTTCTGTATATGGTCGCGCATCTGTTGCAGCGTTGCGCGGCGACAGAATGTAATCCGTTGCGCTCCAGGTTGTCTCATATGTTCCATCTTCGTTGTCATCTGTCTGCAGCGTTGAGACAGAGACAATTGGATCCGTTAGAACATAGGTAAGATCATTGGTTGTGTAGTAGCGCGTTTGGCTTGCAGTTTGGCCAAAGCCAACCTTTGAATCAACAAAATTATTAATAAGCTGGTCCGTTGCATCAAGAACAGATTGAAGCGCGGTGTCGTCCGCGCTATCTGTAATGCCCAAGCTTGATTTGAATTCTGCCAAGGTTGCGTAGCTCATTAGTCTTTGCCTTTCCCGCGCTTTGCCACGCGTGTTTTAAGTGTTGCTGTCTGCGTGTCATTTACAACTTGCGCGCGCTCTACGAGCGGCATTGCCTGCTCTGGCGCTGCAATAGCGTAGCTGTGGCGAATCATGCATTTTGCTTCGCTCTCTGGCAGATCGATAACGCCACCAACCGGTGGCCACGATACGCCATTTCGCGTTCCTGTTATCTGCATTCGCATCTTAATTTTCATGCGTCCTCCGTAGTTATGCGGGAGAGAGCTTGCGCCCTCTCCCGCTGTGTCCTCAATGTCTAACTAATTGTTAGACATTCGCTCCCTTGAAGCTCTTAACGGCGCTCGCCTCAACAAGCCCGGTCACGCCACGCACCTGAATGCGATAGGTGATAAGCCCGTTTGCAAAGGCGAAATCGGCCGAGCTGGCGATATCAACGCCGCCAACCAAAACCGTCTTGATGGAACCGAGGTCCCCGAAGACGGCGCTAATTGCCTCGTCGCCTGCATCAACAAGCGGACCCGAATAAACCGGGAAACCAAGGATCGTATCAGGGCGCGTAAGATCGCCTGGCACGAAAATTGGTCGGTTCTGCGAATCGAGAAGCTTCATCACGCCGCCCATCGTGGTATCGTTCATGATGAAACCGCGCTTTGGCGCGCGGCGGTACTGCTGGCGAACCGAGTAGATCAAATCCACCAGGTCGGCGTACACAGGCGCAATTGCTGCACCCTGCTTACCAACGGTCGCCGCAGCTGCAACTGCCGGACCGGCAACTGCACCGTGGGCGATGGCCACTTCCTGGCCAGCCTTTTCCGCCACAAAAGCGGCGATGTCAAAGGCAGCATCCTGAACAAGCTCCTGCGAAACCTGAAGCAGGGTCGCATACTTGGCCGGGGTCAACGCCAAATTTGACAGGGTACCATCCGACTCCCCGACTGCGCCGGCTTCGGCAACGGCGGCTGCCGTACCGAGAGCGGTGACGCGAGGAAGGAGAATCTGATTGCCCGTCGATGCGCGGATGATGTCCACGATATCGGCGTTCAAGAATGGATTTACCTGGCCAGCAACAACATTAACCAATGCAGCTACTGATACTGGATTGCCAAGACCCGTGGACTTGGTCACATCGCGGTATTCAAAGTTTCGCTCGCCACCCTCGCGGCCAAGACGGCGAAGCTCGGCAGCCTCATCGGCCTCCTGCTCGCTCTTTGGGGCAATCGCGGTTGCGTACTCTGAACGGACGGCATCGGCGGCCTTGCGGGCCTCAACAGCATCCTTCTCTGAACGAATTGCGGAAGCAATCGTAGTTGCCTCGCCGGTGAGAGCTTCGAAGCGGGCCTGTGCCTCGCCTGTCAGCGTCTCGCCCTTGTCAGCCGTAGCGGCAACAAGGTCCGAAGCCTCGGTGAGGAGGCGCGCTCGCTTTTCAGCAAGCTTCTGAATGTCAGCCATTTTCTTTCTCCTTTATTTATTTTTTACCAATATGCTTTCAGCGGGATAACTTAAACGGGCGCGCCTACGCGGGCGGCGGGGTTTAGTCTCGTGGCTTACAGCGTCTCGTTCTCCAGCTCGGCCAGCTTGAGCTTTGCCAAAGCGATGCTTGAATCCATTGATGCCCGCGCTGGCGCAAGACGCGCGCGCACGGTATCAAGGACCTCCACTTCATCTTCGGACAAGCTCTTGCCTGCCTTGACGGATTCGAGCGTAGAAATAAGGCGTTCGGCTTCAATGCCTAAACGCGGCGCTGTGATCTTTCGAACAGCTGCAAGCCCAGTTGTGGCGGGATATGCAGCCTGTTGTCCAGGCGAAAGGATCGAAGCTTCAATTAAATTAACTTCCTTAAGCTGACGATCTTCACCAACCCATGAATCACCGCCCTTTGGTACGGTGAAGCCGAAGGACATTCCAGCCGCAGCTGCCTCGTGCGTAAGCATTGAAATAACTTTTGCTGCATCTGGATCAGCTGGATCAAGTTTTGCTTCAACGCGCAAGCCCTTGGAATCTTCCTCTAGCTTTAGTCTACCACTTGCTGTTGTGGCAAGCGCGCGCGTCTCCTCATGACCAAACAGAAATGCAATGATCTTTTGTCCTGCATTCGCGCGAGACAGCGAACGCTTGAACGCGCCTGGCTTGATTACTTCAGTAAAAGGAAGCCCGGTGCTTGGTGAATCGAACAGCGCAGCGTAGCCAGAGAATGTGCGCTGGCCATCTTCGCCTTCGCTAATGTTGAATTCGCCCATGCTTGCAGAGCGCATTTCAATTTCCTTGAACTGCGCGCGCTTTGGATCTTCAGCTTCAATCATTTCTTGTTCCGTTTCCCTTTCATTATTTTCTGCGGCAATAAGACGATCAGCCCACTCCAAAACTTGATCAGCCGACTTGGAATTAGTAGTATCTACTCCCCACAAAAAGCCAGCAACGGCACCTGCGCCAGGGAAATCTTCATTTGTTCTGTCGCTATTCTGTGGAACGCTTTCCCAATCACCACGATGCCGGCGAATCCACGCGGCCATTCTAAGCACCTTGTCGCTATCAGCTCGACCCGCTGCAAGCTCTCGTGCCTCTGCAACCGTCTTTGGCTGCAGACCATCGCCAGCGAGACCGTCGGCGTAAAACTCAAGACCTTTTTGCGCTGCGCTCTCGATGTAATTTGGCACTTGATACACAGCTCGGTTCTCATAATCCTCATCTGTATCTTTTTCCAAATCAGAATCTTCGCTTTCGTAATCATCGGCAATATGCTCTTCCGAAGAATGCCCAACAATGCCAAGTTTATCTGCCATTGCGCGAACAGCTGGATCATTGTCGATGGCCATTGTTAGCTCGTCGCCGTATTCATCTTTCAGCAACGCATACTTGGCCTCTTTAAATGCAAAGCCAGTTTCAAATGCGCTTCCTTCAAAATCATTTAGATAGACAGCTTCAACGCCGGCCACTTTATATTCCTGCAGCCAGGCGCGCGTCTCTTGTAGTCTGTCAATCTTGCGCGCAGAGACAATGAGAATTTCTGTATTGCCTGACATTACCTCCTCATTAAGATGATCAATCAGGGGTTGATTTGGTTGATCGTTTTCAAGAACGAGCGTATCATCCAAATCCACAATTACATAGCTCATGATTACTTGTCTCCCTGTACGGTTACCGGCGCAGCGCCGCTGTGCTTAATTGGCGGCAAGCCCGCAACCTTTGCGCTATCAAGAGGATCGAATCCAGCTCGAACGAGAACACCCGCAGTCTCTGCATCGCTGCGCGTTGAATCTTCGCCAGCAATACCAATGTTAAGCGGAATGCGGAATTTATCGCCTTCATCCCCGATTGGCGCGCGATCTTCCAGTTGGCGGATTTCATTGACAGAGATCCAGCCGTTGTTCAATGCAACTGCGTAGGCGTTGAATCGCTCTGAAGTTGTTGCACGCAACATTCCATCAAGGTTAAATTTAACAAATGTAGTTTGCCCAATAACGAGCCGCTGAAATGCAGCTTCAAGCCGAGCAATAAGTGGCCCAAGCCCGAGGCGCAGCCACTCAATCGAAACAATTTCCACGCTGTTATATGAAGAATTCCCGCCCGGGTATTGCAACAGATGCAGCGGCACGCCATAGATTCTTCCGATAGCTTCAACGCCCCATGACATTGTTTCTACCAATTGCAGGTCGCTAATCTTGGCACTCAATTGCTGAAAGTCTGCGCCGCCCGTAATAACGGCAACCTTATGCATCTTCTCGATGCCTTCATGCCGTCGTCCAAATGAAGCGCGCAGCTGCTCTGCCTGATCCGATGTCAGGTCGCCCGGCACTTTGATAATGCCTGAAGGCGCGGCGCCTTGTTCGTAAAACTTGGCACTAAAACGCTGCGTAGCGGAGGCAAGCCCGAGCGTTTCTCGATGATGCTCAACCGGTGAAAGCCCGCGCAAGCTCTCCCCTACGCCAGCAAACAACACAATGTGCAAGATGTCATCGGGTCCATGCACGCTTGATCCTTCAAGCGTCTTAATTTTATATTGTGGCGTTCCGTCGGGCAGTTGCTCAACTTCAACCTTGCGTGGATCGAGAACGCGAATCTCCACAACATTGCCCGTCGCATCGCGAAGCGTTAGCAAGAATGCGTTGCCATCAATAAGCAAACTGGTAACCGTACGATGTCGCAGATCAAAGCCCGTAAAGTTTGGA